CACTTGGTCAGCGTCGTGCCGTCGAACATCGCCACGTAGTGGTCCCAGCTGGCGCTATTCCACCACCAGCCCGCGAGCGTCCACGGGTATCCGACCGCTGGACCCTGGAAGTAAACCGACGTCGAGGCCGGAATGCTCAGGCAGCCCGCGCCGAACTTGGGCGTAGGCGCAGAGGTGACGATCGTCGCGCCGTTCGCGTTGATGGGCCCAAGACCCTTGCCGTCGCTGAACAGGTCGGCATCGAAGCTCCAGGAGAATCCGTCGCCGATGATGAGCCGACGCAGCGCCTCGATCTGCACAGGGTCCGCGAGGGCGATCTTGCCCGCCCAACTGCGCTTGACCGCGCGAATGGAGCGCAGCGACTTCCCCGAGAATGCGCGCGAGCGCTCGCCAATCTCCTCGGGCGTCTCAGTCCAGCCAGAGGCGGACACCGGCACCGCGATCGAGTTGATGATGAGCGCGGTCATTTAGAATCCCCCGACCTTCGCTGGTCCGCGGCGGAACGGGCTCGAGGTATTGACGAAGCTCTGGCGAAGCTGGCGCTTCTCGACCTGGGCCGCGATGTCCTTGGAGTCGAGGTACACGTTGACCTGGATGGAGTCCGTGTGATTGCCGTTGCCGCCGGCGGCGCCCTCGGAGTTGAACTCGTTGAGCGCGAGCTTGTAGCCAGGGGCCGCGTTCAGGACGGCATCGCTGAACTGCGTGAGCGACTGCGTCGCCTTCTGCGTGGCGTCGGTGATCCCGTGGAGCGCGTCGTATTCAGCGGTCCATTCCGCGTTCAGGGCGTTCTGCTTGGTCTGGAGATCCAGTTGCGCCATGAAAGCGTCCTTCGACGCCGCAAGCAGTTCCGGGTCTGAAAGCTCGCGCAAGCTGATGGTCGCGTCGATGGTCGCATTCTCCAGCTTGCCAAGGTCGGTGGCGTGGCGACCGATGATGCCCACAGCCTCCCAATACGCCTCGGCCTGCTGCGGGGTCAGGGTCTTGGCGGGCGTGTCTCCAGAAGACTGCGGATCCGGGGACTTGAGCTTGAGCAGGACTGCGAGCGAATCAAATGCCCCGCTCACGAAGGTCTTGAGGCTTGCGACGGCAGTGCTGAGCCAATCGGCGAAGACCTGGAGCGCCTGGCCAAGCTCGCCGCACATGTCGGTGACGATGGTAAGCGGGATCATCGCTATATTCAGAATGTCGAAGATGTCTCCGATTATCGTGCAGAGCGGCCCCAGGAATCCCATCAGGCCCTGGATCGATCCAACGACGCCGGCGAGCAGCTTGCCGAAGACCTCAATCACCGGACCGAGAATCAAATCGATGTCCTTGAGAATCTCGGCGAACTCCGTCGACATCGTGACTGCGCCCGCAATCGCACCGATGAGCGCGCCCCAGACGCCCCCGCTCTCGAACCCGGAGACGGCACCCTTGACGATCGTTCCGAGGTACTTGCTCCCGCTGATCAGCGCCTCTGTCAGGATGTTCGTCGCGTTCTTGAAGGCGTTGCTCAACTCAACAATTCCGAGTGTCGCGTGCTCCTTGATGGCGTCGGCCATGTCGAACAGCGTGCCCTGGATGAGCCCTGAAAACTTCTCCTTCCATGCGCTCATTGCCTCGGTCATGAGCTTCTTGTAGTCCTCGGCCTGCGCCTTCAGATCCTTCTCCATCTCCTCGCGCAGGCGAAGCTCGTCGCTCATCTGGTCAGCCATGAGCTTGAGGATCGTCTTCCGTTCCTCGGCGGCGGCCTTTTCCTGCTCGGCCATCTCCTTGGCGACCTGCTTGCCGGTCTCGCTGGCGAACTTGACCGCCGCCTCGAGCTCCTTCCAGTCGGCTTCCGACTGCCTCTTGAGGTCCGCGGCGGACGTACCTGGCTTCAACTGCTCGAGGACCCACGCAACGGCCTTCTTGATCTCGGCTCCGACGAGCGCGCCCTCATTCTTGAACTCGGTCCCGATGCCCTGGAACGCGTCGGTCACGTCCTTGGCGGCGCCAGCCGCTTGCTTCTTCGTCTCCTCCCAGAGCGCCTGGATTGCCGTTCCGCCCGCGCCGCTGTCCCTGATCCCGCCGATGGTGTTGGAGACGGTCTGCGAGGATTGCGAGAGCCCGAGGTCCTTGAGCTTGCCGGTCGGGTCGTGCTGCTCGAGGAAGGCGAAGGCGGCCGAGAACGAAGAGAGCATCGCCTGCGCCGCGCGGCTCATGCTGTCGGCAATCGACGCGGCAACCTTCACCGCCCAATCCCCGAACTCAATCAGCGCGCCCTTGGCGCTGCCGAAGGAAGCGGAGATATCCTTCGCAGCGATCACTATCTGGACGAGCGACCCGATGCCCGGGATCGCCTGGAGCACGTACAGCAACCCCTGGACCTTCTCGGTTCCCTGCTCGAATGCGACCTTGAGCACAACGGCAGCGAGCGCCACCGCGGCAATCCCAGTTCCCACCGCAACGATCTCGGGGGTCAGCAGGCTCAGGCTGACCGCGGCGATCTCGAACACGCCGCGCAGGGACTTCAGCGACTCGCCGAGCCCCTTGACCTGCGTGTCCGTCAGCCCGAGCGTCGACTCGATTTCCTTGCCAAAAGCCTGCATCGCGGCCGGGGCCTCGTCGCCGAAGGCCTCCTTGAACCCGCGCGACAGATGCTTGGCCTTGGACGCGGCCCCCTCGAGCAGACCTCCAATGCCCTCGAATGCGCCCCCCATGATGTTGCCGAGACGGCTGGTCTGGTCCTGCGTCTCCTTCAGCGCAGCAATCACGCCCGCGAAGCCGGCTTCCATCGCCGCCGTGTTCGCCTCGAGCTTGACGGAGAGCGTGCCAAGGTCGAGTTCTCCGGACATTGCGTTACCTCTTTCCCTTCTGCGACTGCTCCATCATTTCTTTCTGCGTCTCCGCTCTCCACTGGAAGAACGCGACCCACTCGGTGAGGTCGTCCGGAGTCATGACCTCGGCGAGTTCATTCGGGAGCCGACCGCCGACCTCACACGCTATTTGGAAGAGGAGGATTCGGCCGGGGTCGGCTCGGAGTTTTTTGAGGCCTCCGCTGGCGACTTGCCGTTGAGCATCTTCGCAGCCGCGGAGAGCACGTCCTGGTACCAGCTGCCGTCCGGGGCGCCGCGCAGGGCCGCCAGGTCGGCGTCCTCGAAGATCCTGGAGTCCGTCCCGGGGACGAAGACGCAGGCGATCGCCGCGCGAACGTTGCGCTCCAGGGTGTCGGTCTCGACGCGGAAGCCGCTCGCGGCCTTGTCGTCGGGGATCACCTTGGTCGTCGCGTCGATGATCTTGTGCTTGATGTCGAGCGAGCAGGCGCGGACTTCGAACTCGATCGGGCCGTCCTTGGCGTTGACGGTGATGAGCTCGTGCCGGGGCTGCGCCGTCGCCAGCAGGCGCGCGCGGTACCAATCGCGGTTGCGGAGGCTCTGGATGTTCGGGGACTGCGATGCGTCGGGCATTGCGGTATCTCCGATCGGAAGGACTGCGGTTATCGGCCGAGCCGCCATCGCCTGAGCGCTGGCCATCTCGACCGGGAAGCGGACGTCCATCAGTTCGCCCATCCCCACATCGCCTGGTCGGTGCCAGGGCGGCCGTTGCAGGTCTGCACCACGCCGTCGAACTCCAGTCCGGTGGTGAGCGCGTCGAGCAGCTTCGAAACGAACTTGCCCTTCTGCGGCACACACCAGGCGTGGAGGATCTTGGCTCCGGCGCCGAAGGAGATCTCGAGGAACAGGGGCGCCCCGGATTCGAGGGCGCTCAGGAGCGAGACCGCCCCGAAGATGATGTCCGCGGGGACGTGGACGGTGTCGACGGTGATCGCCAGGGTCGGCATCGCGGGGATCTCGGCCTTCGCCGTGTTGCCGAAGACCGAGACGTCCGCGTAGGCCGCCGAGCCCTCGACGGTCGTTGCCCGGGCGAGCGCGACCAAGCTCGTCGGGATGTAGTTGCCGTCGATGGTGACCACGTCGGTGTTGATGAGCGCCGCGAAGAAGAAGATGAAGCCGTTGCAGTAGTCGACGGAGTACAGCGTCGACGTCTGCGCGGTCCCGTTCTTCTTCACGGTGATCGGCTGGTTCCAGTCGATCGCGCGCTTGACCGCGTTGGTGATCTGGTACTTGTGCCAGAGGCCAGAGTCGACGTTGGCGCAGGCCTCTCCCGTCATTGCGGTCGAGGTGCCGCCGAGCTTGATCGCGGTCTGGTATGCGAGCAGCGGATTGGACACGGCGGCCTCCTCGAGCCTGCGACGTCAGCGGACTACGGGGCGACGACCGGGGCGGCGCCGTTCGCGGCCTCGAACGAGAAGGAGATCTTCGCGGCGTCGCCGCCCTGCTTGGAGTCGGTCTTGATCGACTTCCAGGCGCAGAGGCACTTGCGTCCGTTGGTCCCGTCCCAGAGGTACTTCACCCAGGCGAGCGCGGGCGCCAGCTGGCAGGCGAGGATCACGGTCTGGCCGGCGTCGCTCGGGGTGAGCAGACCGCTGGCGCTGCCGTCGAGGGAGACGATGGAGGGAATCTCGCGCTTCGCCATGTCGCCCATCTGCGAGATGTCGGCGTACTTGGGATCGATGGTGATGGACAGGGTGTCCAATTCGCCGATCAGCGCGTAGGTCACGCCCGTCGACCCGTCCGTGGAGATGTACAACTGACCAGCTTTGCCAAGAATCGGGTTCGCCATTGGGAACGCCTCCAGAGGCGGGAAGCCTCAATGGAGCAACCCCACACGGCCGGTCGCGAGCCTGTCTAGGCGGCGCGCCGCAGGTTGATATTGAAGCTGAAGAGGTGGCGATTCTCTTCGTCCACGCCCAGATGCACCGGCCCAGCTTCTCGGCATTCGCAGAGGTAGTACCCGGTGAGCGCCGCGTAATCGATCGCGTTGAAGACCGCGCGCGCGAGCGCCATTCCGCCGGAGAAGTCCTTGGGCGCCGAGCGGGTGACGATCTGCACCGTCTCGCCCTTGTGCTCCAGCGTCATGCCCAGGAACCGCAGGCAGAACGGTCCGCCGGTGCTCTGGACGAACACGCAGGGGTCGACGGGCGCTCCGTCCGCCGTCTTGACGAGCGGGCCGACGATCAGGTTGCCATCGAAGGGCGCGACGCTGACCGTGGCCTGCGTGAGGCCGGGGATCGCCGCCGCCGCAATCGCACCCTGAACTGCCACCTCGGGGTCAGCCATGACGCCTCCTGCGAGGACGGATGAAGCGAATCACCCGGCCCATCCGCCCGCGCGGGATACGCGGCGACAGCATCCGGCCTGGGTCGTGGGGCTCGGTGGGCAGGTCGGAGGCCGCGCTCGGCATGGCGCCAGAGAGAGCGCCGCCGATCTCGTTGGCCATCGCCTGGTGCATCTCCTGCGCGCGCGCATTCACCGTCTGCTCGAGCCACTTCGGGAACTTCCCGACCTCGTGCACCATCGCCGCGTATGGCACCCCGTAGCCGACCTCGACCGTCGCGGTGCTCCCCGCGATCTTGTGCTCGGTCACGTAGATGGAATCTCGGAGGCGCCCGCTCTCGACGGGCACGACCGCTTGCGCGGCCTCAGCGAGCGCGACGGCCTGGAGGCGAACCGCCGCTGCGGACGCTTCGCGCATCCGCTCGAGCACTTCCCCGAGCTTGCGCCTGATGTCGTCGGCGCCGACGAGCTCCGCGCCCACGACTACACCAGCCGCTGATAGCGCTTGAGGATGGTCAGGATCGGGCCGGGGATGATGCCTCCGAACTCGGGGCGCCACCGGCCCTGTTTCTCGTCGTCGTAGATCTCCGTCGCGAGGTCGACACCGCGCCGCCTGAAGAGGCTGGTGACGATCGCGATGGCCGCGTACTCGAGTTCATTGGGGAGCGTGTAGCTCGCGCCGTCCTTGGGGAGCGTGTACCCGCCCGCGTAGGTCACGGTCAGGAGGCGTCTCGAGGTGTTGGGGACCGTGTCCATCGCGCAGGACGCGTCCACCTGGAGATCCACCGGGACCCAGCCTGCGGTCCGGTAGATGATGCCCTTGTCGAGATCCTCGAGAAAGAAGTCCGATGGGTCATAGGTGTACTGCGACGACAGGCCAGCGTCGCGCACGACCGAGACGATCGACGCGACCGGAGTAACCTCGAGCATCAGGCGCTTGTCGTCGTAGGGCCTGATGATCTCGGCCCAGGTCGCGGAGTACCAGAAGCGCCGCATACAGAATCGCTCGATGGCGTCGCTGGCGACGTTGATGAGCCGAGTCGCAACGTCCGAGCCGGCCGCCGCCATGTTGCTGACCTCGCCCTGCACGGTCAGAACGGTGGTGAGCGCGTTCGGTGCGAGGGTCAGGGCCACGGGATGCCTCCAGAAAGCAGGTCCAGGTGCCGCCCCGCCCCTGGCATCCGGGCTATCTAGGCCCGGAATCGCGCTGGCGTGACCGCTACCATCTCCAGGGGCGACGGCGGGGCCCGAGGGCATCCCGCCGCCGCGTAGAGCGAGGAGATTACGGGGTCGGGACCGAGTCGAACCCGCCGAAGGTCACGTCCACGAACTGGAACATCGTTGGCGAGGCGCCGCCGGTGAACGCGGTGACGGCCACGGCGCGGATGTAGCGGCGCGCCATGCTCAGGTCCACGTTGACCCGCGCGTCGCTGCTGGCCGCGGTGATCTGCGGGATCGCGGCGACGACGGCCGCGCCGGGCGGGATGTAGTCGTTGAAGGTCGAGTTGTCGGCCGAGTCCTGGACCTTGACGTCCAGGGTCTGGGTCGTCGGGCCGCCGCCGAGGGCGCCAGAGGCCGCGTGCACGACGCAGGACAGCGGGACCTGCGGCTGGACGCTGCCGAAGCCCAGGCGGTCGATGCCGGCGCCGTTGACGGTGCCAGCGAGGGGCGAGGTGGGCGGGATGGCGACGACCGGCTTGACGTGGCCGCCGATGTTCCTGGGGTTGATCACGTGCGACTCCTTTGCAGCGAGAGGGGGTTGAAGGGAAGCAAGCGGAGCCCCTGAAGGGGCCCCGCTCAGGTCAGGCTGCTAGGGGGTCCAGCCGGTCGCGGTCAGGAGGGCGAAGCTCTCCGGGTGCCGCACGCAGCAGTCCAGGCGCCGCCACAGGCGCAGGACGATCTGGTCCCTCGCCGAGGCGCTCTGCGTGGTGCCGCCGTAGACGTAGGTGGTGTCCTCCTCGATCTCCGCGGCCATCCGCTCGCCGATGATGAACTCGGCCCAGTTGCCGAAGATGATCGGGCAGGAGTCGCCGGGGGCGGGCAGCTGCGTCGACTTCCTCCACTGGAAGCCCTGGAGCGTGCCGCTCATGGTCGGGTCGCGGAACGATCCCTGCGCGAGGTTGTAGTTGCCCTGGCGCATCTCGTTCTCGAACACGAACACGCCGTTGACGCTCATCTGCGCGAAGAGCGCCGCCTTGGTCTTCGGGTGCATGACCCAGCCGGCCGCGTCGAACTGCGCGTTCTGCGTCTCGAGCAGGCCGATCAGACCGTTGAAGTCGGCCTTGCAGTTGGCCAGGTTGCAGGTCGCGTTCGCGGCCCGCTTGTTGGCGCTGGGCACGAGGGCGTTGATGCCCTTGGGCTCGCCGCCAACGCCCAGGCCCATCAGGAACGCCAGATCCTCGCGGAGCGCCGCGGAGCGCAGCATCGCGCGCCGAACGATCTCGTCCGCGTTGACCACCGCGTCGCGGATGAGGTCGCGGCTGATGACCACCTCGGTCGCCATCTTGTGGGCGTTGAGGGTGACCATCTGCGGCGTCAGGTCGGACTTCGTCGCCGGCTGCGCCTCGCCGAGGAAGTAGCTCGTCGGGTCGTTGGTCACGCGCGGGATGCTCACCGTGTCGGTCTTCATCTGGACGATGGACCCGGCGGGGAGCAGCGACCGCACGACGGCCTGCGCGGTCAGGATGTCGATGAAGTCGTCCAGGTAGGTCTCCGGGACCCAGCCGCCGCCGGCCGACACGGTCGACTCCGCGGCGTCCTTCATGACGACGTTCTGCTGCTCCATCTTCTCCGCGGTCTCGCGGTAGCCCATCTCGTCGGCGCCCTCGGAGTAGCTCATGCCGCGCACGCTGCGGGCGTACGGGATGGCCAGCGCGACCTGCGCGATGCCCAGGCCCTTGCCCTTGAGCGGGTCGCGCTCGGCGAACCGCTTGCGCATCTCGGCCAGGCGCTTGCCGTGGCCCCACTTCGGGAGCACGGCCGCGCTCTTGCCCTTCTCGGCCGCGTCCTTCGCCATCTGCGCGGCGGGGTCGGTGGTCGTCAGCTGCTTCTTCATGTCCGCGAGCGACTTCTCCAGCGCCTCGATCCGCGGGTCGGGCTTCGACTCGGGCTCCTTCTTCTCCACGCTCTTCTCGATCTCGTCCGCCTGCTCCTTGGTGAGCAGCGAGGCCGCGAGAGCGGCCGCCAGCAGCGCCTTGAGATTCATCGACTTCTCCTTGGAAACCGGCGGTGCCGGCGTGGTGGGACGGACGCCCGTCCCAGGGTTGAGAGACTTGATGAGCGCATCGCGCGCCGCGCGCGACTCGACCTGTGCTTGCGGGTTCGCGGGGATCGGCACGAAGCTGAACTCCAGGAGTTCCTGCTTGGTGAACTCGAGCGCCCAGGGGTGATCGACGTCCTTGCGCGGGCCGGCCTCGAGCGGCATGAAGCCGACCGACGTGGTGTTCAGGAAGCCCTGGCGCACGAGCGTCTCGACGTCCTTCGCGCGCTGGTGCGAGGCGAACTCCACCTCGGCCTTGAGCTTGTTGTCGTTCGAGATCCACGTCCGCTTGGCGCGCCCGACCGGAAGCTCGCTCGCGTCGTGGCCGAACAGCACCACCGGGTTCTTCCGGTAGTTGTCCAGCTGCCAACCGGAGACGCGCGCGACGTCGCCATCGCGGTCCACGTCCTCGGTGGAGATGGTGCAGATCACGGGACCGGGCGCGCCGTCCGCGCCCTTCTCGATCTCGATCTGTGTCGCCAACACCTTGCGAATCATCGACATGGAGCAACCCCACGAGGCCGGTCGCGCGAGCGTCAAGCCGCCGGCAGAAGATGCTTCGTGAACTCCGGGTCACCGCCCTTGCCAGGCGGCAAATTGGTCGGGCCCGCGGTCGTCGGCTTCTCGGCCAGGCGCAGGTCGCCGAGCTCCGCATCGGGAGCGAACCCGCCGACCTCGCGCGCGTCGCGCACTCGGAACGCACTGGGCGCCGTCGCGATCGCACGGAGTTTGAGCAAGCGGTCCTCGGGGATCGGGCTCTTGTAGCCGACCCAGCAGGGGCCGCCGCTGCTGAACTCGTCCACGAGTTCGCTCTGAAGCGCGTCGCAGACCTGCTCGAGCCACGGGACGAGCACGCCGAGCGCGAGCAGGTAGTAGGCGTTGTCGGTAGAGTCGCGCGTCGAGGAGTCGAGGATGCCGAGGATCTCGGGGCTGATTCCGTAGACCTGAATGATGGTGTTGCGAAGGAACTCGCGCATCTTCACGAGATCCTGATCCTTGAAGTTGGTGTCCAGCCGGTTGACCGCGAGGTCGGCGCCGCTCCAGTGGATCTGATGCGCTTTGCGCGGGCCCTGGTAGCGCTGGCGGAACTTTTCTTCGGCCGCCTCGAGCGCCTTCTTGTCCGCGCCCTTCGCGGTGATGATCGTATCGGGCAAGCCGCCGTTGACGTACCAGGCCTTGATGTATTTGGCGGTGTACTCGTCGGTATCGAGCTCGTCCGCGAGCGACTCTGCGGTCCCGACGCCGCGCCCGAAAGGATTGAGCGGGTCCGGGTTGCGGAGCCAGATCATATCGTTCGGCTTGACCTTGCTCGGCCCGAGATCCTTGTCGACCTGGACGAAGTAATAGGGCTCGTCGGGGCAGGGAAGGCGCTTCACCCAGTATGGATTGCAAGGCGTCAATCCGGTGACGAGCCCGGTCGGACCGCGCTGCTTGATGAGCCCGGCTTCCCCGACGATCGACAGCCACAAGTGCGTGAGCTTCCACCGCTCGCGCGCGGACATCTTCACGCCCGTTGCGAGGAGCGTGGGCTTGCGCAGCATCTCCAGCATCCAATACCGCTGGTCAGTCGTCGGGATCTGGGAACGCTGATCGTCGTCTTCCGGGCCGTCGTAGAGCCGCAGCTTGACGGCGTTCGCCGCCTCGTTCGCCAAGCGCCCGGCGGTCGCCTGAAGCCAGGGCATCGTGCGGTAGGCCTCGAGCAGAGCTCTCGTGCCTCGCCGCGGAGCCGCGCCGCCGATCTGCGTGCTCCACGTGACGGTCGGTCCACCAGGCCCATAGGGGCCCTTGGTGAAGATGCCGCGCAGCCGAGACCAGAAGCCCATCGCCGACCTCGCGGGACTACGCGGTCCAGGTCACGCCGGTCAGCATCGCGAACGACTCGGGGTGCCTCACCGCGCAGTCGATCCGCCGCCAGAGCCGCAGCACCACCTGGTCACGCGCGAGCGCCGCCTGGGTCGTGCCGCCGCTGATGTACGTGGAGTCGACGTCGATCTCCATCGCGATGCGCTCGCCGATGATGAATTCGCTCCAGTCGCCGAACAGCACTCGGCCGCCGGCGCCCGGGGTCGGAAGCTGCGTGGTCTTGCGCCACTGGTATCCGAGGAGCGTTCCGCGCCGAGAGAGAAGGTCGCTGATGTCGTCGGACCAGCTGCCGTCCGCGGCGTCGTTCCCGTCGTGCATCTCCTCCTCGAACGGGACCGTGCCCGCGCCCGTAGCGCTGGTCCAGAGCAAGGACTTGGAGCGAGGGTGCATCACGAATCCGCCATTCATCAGCGGCACGCTCGCGTCCTCGAGCTTGCTGACGATCTTGTTGAGGTCGGCCACGCAGTTGGTGAAATTCACCGTGGCGTTGGCCGCGATCTGGTTGCCCGAGGGAACCTGCGAGACGACGCCCTTCATTTCCCCGCCGAGCGCTCCGATCAGGAACGAGAGATCCTCGCGCACCGATGCCGAGCGAAGCATGATCGCCCGGATGTACTGGTCCGCGTTCACGCAGTCGGAGAGCAGGTTGCGCGAGACCACGCACTCCGTCGCCATCTTCTTGGTGTTGAGGCTGACCGAACCAAACCCGGGATCGCTCTTCGTCGCCTGCTGATTCTCCGTGAGGAAGTACGAGGTCGGCAGCGTCGAGTTCTTCGGGACCGTCATCGTCTCGCTGGACATCTCGAGGATGGACGAGGGAGGCACGAGCGAGCGAATGGTCGGCAGCTGCGCCAGAGCACGGATGAACTCGCGCGAGAAGAGTTCGGGTATCCAGGCGCCGCCCGCGGAGACCGTCTGCTCGCTCGCGTCCTTCTCGACGCGCGCCGCCGACTGCCTCCGGTCGATCGCGTCGGCCTCGGCGTCGAAGCCAAGATCCTTCGCGATCTCCGCGACCGTCGCGCCCACCTTCCAGCGCGCCGCCAGCGCCGCCAGCGCGCACCGCGCCAGGCCGATGCCGAGGTTCGCCCCCGGCCCTGCGTCCTGCATCCTCTTGGCGTGGTCCCGGCGCGCGGCGCGGAGGTTCATGGGCGTCTCCTGAGTCGTTCAGGAGTCACCCCACGAGGCCGGTCGCCTCGGCGTCAAAGAAGCAGACAGCCCACCGGCTCGGACGGCTTCAGGTACGCGCCCGCGTAGACCAGCGCATCCATGCGATCGGGGCTGTATTCGTGACCCCCCTCGCCGTCCATCGGCGCGCGCGGAGCCTCGGGGCTCCACGTGCACATCTGGTTCTCGAGGTAGACCAGCGTCCGATCGCCGGCTCGCTCGGGTCGCGCGGATCCGCCCACGTGGTGCACCAAGCCCTGCTCGTAGAGCGAGACCAACGGCTCGGCGCGGGCGAACTTCCCTTCACGCGCCTGCACCGCCTCGAGCGGCAGATTCGGCTCGATGCCGCGCAGCACCGCCTCGACCAACGGGCCGCCCTTGTTCTTCTCGTAGACCAGCCGATCCGCCTTGAACTTGTGGAACGCCCCGATCGCGCGCGTCGCCCAG